GTATGCAAAGTACAAAACAAGCAATGGACTGGCATATTCAAGAAGTTCTAACCTGTGAAGTTCTAAGGTTAGATCCTGATAATAAAATGCTCAAAAAGTTTTTTGAGATGCAAAATCATCATGGAGCAACCATGAGAAACATCAGAAAGCAATATGAGAAACACGGAACATGGAAGGAACCTCTACCTGGGAGTTTATTATGAGACTTTTTTCTTTTGAACTAGTATTATTTGGTTGGTTGGCATACAACATATTTGTTGAACTGCACGACTGGGTGGCAGAATCATTTGAAGAGAATGAACAAACTGTTGAAGCACCTAAGCCAGTAAGCAAACCTCTGCACATACAGGAGGCCAATGATGTTAACTAAATTTATGGTAATAGTTTGGTTAGGATATAACTACGAACAACCTGTGCTAATAGGCCAAGTTGAAAACTGCGATATAGGAAAACAACAGGCAGAACGTTTACAACCTAATCATAAAACATTTGGTTGTTTTACGAAAGAACATTGGGATAAAAATAAGTTTTTTATTCTTCGTTGGTAGATATATTAAACAGAGGCCTTTGAACGGAACGTTTCCAAAAGACTTTTGGATCTTGTGGCTGACAATGTACCTTTACTTGTTCAGCAAGATTTTTATCTATATTTTTAAGGAAGTTATTTTGTGCAAACGTTCTACGTTCTTCACACTCTGCTAATGAGTCATATTGAATGCTGGTCCAACCGTCTGGTTGGGCGAAGTCTCCGGGTGTCCAAACACCGTTAATCAAGAAATAGAAGACCAGCCAGAATTTCACGATGAATTTTATATATTATCTTTTGTAGGTACAATTGAACTATTACCAAATAGATCAACTGCTTTCCAAGATGAATATATTTTCCAACCTGCAATTTTAGGCTCTGCATCTTTCATAGCCAACAAAAACACTTTATCAGATGCAACTTTGGCCTGTTTGATCAACTCTTTATCTTCTTTGTCCTTCATCTTCCAACGATACTGTCTTATGCTCTTGTATAGTAAGTCGTGGATTATTGCCGCTCTTGCCACATCAAATGGTGCTATTGCCCACCACATTGCTCTTGGAACAGATGCTAAATCTGTTACAAACCCTGTTGGCACTGTGATAGTTTCTGTTTTGTTAGTATCTCTTTTTACTTTGACACCAACACCTTTTAATGCTTTGATTTCTTCTACTGTGAGGTCTTTTGTTGTGTATGATAAGTCTCTACCCAAAATCCACTTACGTGGAGGATTAAATTCTGCCATTATTTTGGCGTTAAACTGTCCCATATTAAACCTTTCGCTTTCTCATTATGATAATATTTATGTTCAAAAGCAATAAATACATTTAAGGAACTGCAAAATGAAAAAACGAACTAGGTCAATATTAGAAGAATTAAACAATCTGCATCAGAAACGTGATTCAGATAGTTTTATTGCTACCACAGGTAATAATATCATTGAAAGTGCTATTAATTTACTGCAACGTATTAATTCAGAATACGACGAAGAAACTGCATTAGATCTAGAACGTAGATTTATCAATAGTATTAAATCATCAGATCCACGTAAATTTAAACGTGGTGTTCAGAAAGTTGTAGAGTCCAAGAAAAAGGAACTATAATGCTACTCACCGAAGGCGGAAATATCTTTAAAGATGAAACTGGTAAACCAGTCACTGGACGTATCAATCAAGCCGATGTTGATCCTACTCTACAATACGTAGAAAAGATTACAGGATTACCGCTTGTTGATAACAAACTTGGTTCAACAGGCATCCGTAGTACAAGTGGTGATTTAGATGTAGCAGTTGACAAAGATAAAGTTAACAAGGATAGTTTAGTTGCAAAGTTAAAAGCATGGAAAGACAAGAACGCACCCAATGATGATGACAGAGCCTGGATTGCAAAGTCAGGAATCACAGTACACTTTAAGACTCCTATCAAAGGAGATGCAAAGAATGGATATGTACAAACTGACTTAATGTTTGGCGAACCAGAGTTAATGAAGTTCGCAATGAAAGGTTCAGGAGACGATACGCCTTACAAAGGTAGACACAGAGCAATTTTAATAAGCAGTATTGCAAAAGCACAAGGATATAAATTTAATGCAGGACAAGGACTAGTAGACAGAATTACAAATAAATCTATATCTAAAAATGCAGATGAAATAGCAAAAACTATACTTGGTCAAGGTGCTTCAGGCAAAGACTTAGATAGTGTTGAATCTATAATTGCAAAGATAAAAGGTGATCCCAACTATCAGAATTTAATTGCTGACGCCGTTGACAAGTTTAAAGAAGAAGGTTTAGAATTACCTGAACAAGCAAATTTAGATCAAACAGGAACGATGCGTGAAATTTTAGATAGGTTGGTATAATGAAGATTAAAGAAATAGTATTTGAAGCAAAACGCATTCCACGTAAAAAAGGTCAAAAAGCAAATTCAAAAAAACATTCTGATCTATACACAGATGAAAATCCTAAAGGAACAATACACGGCCTAGGCTTTAAAGATGAAGCAACCGCAAGATCAAGTGTTGCAAAAATACGTAAGTCTGGAAGAAGTCATGCACATAAAATACAGGCCGCAGTAGCAATGGAGCAAAGAGCAAAGGCGGCAGGCAAGGCAGGCCCGGCATCTATATATAGAAAATATATTAATTCAATGAAGAAGAAAACAAAAGCAAAGAATGAAGCCGCGGGTGTAGGAATAGTTACAAAACAAAATGCTACCAAAGATGTTCCAGTAGGCGGCGAGTATATGAATGTTAAGAAACTAGGTTTAGGCAAAGGTAAACCTAAAAAAATAAAAGAATCAGTTATTAGAGAGGCAGAGGCACGTATTCAACACGCCGAGGACCTTGTATTTTTTGATGGCTCACGTGGAGCCAAACGTGCTTTAGGTGAACTAAAGCAGTTAGCATCAGGAGGCGAAAATGTCACAATCAAATGGGACGGATCTCCCGCAGTCATTTTTGGAAGGAATGATAATGGAGAGTTTATCTTTACCGACAAATCAGGATTTAGTGCAAAAGGATACGATGGTAAAGCGAAATCAGGAGACGATGTTGAAAAGATGTTTATGGCTAGACCAGGAGCACAGAAAAATCCTGAAGGGTACAAAGCCTTAGCAGGCAAAATGAAAAGTGCATATAGCACATTTGAAAGTGCAGTACCAACAAGTTTTAAGGGTTACTTCAAAGGTGACCTTTTGTATTTCAACACACCAGTTGAAAAAAATGGGCAGTTTATTTTTAAACCTAATATTGTTCAATATGCAGTTCCAACCGACAGCAATTTAGGTAAGAAGATTGCCCGTAGTGATGTGGGCGTTGTAATTCATCGTTTAATGGATGAAGAAGGACGAGAAAGTACACTAAAGGATTTCGATATCTTCCAAGGTTCGAAACTACTTGTGATTCCTCCCATCACGATTGAACAAGCACCTCGAGTTGACGACACTAGTGTAAGAAGACTTGAGGCGCTTGTCTCTAAAAATGCTGGTGCGATAGATGATTTTCTTAACGATCAAAAGTTAAGGGAAATGAAACTTACAGACTTACCTAAGATCCTGTATGCATACTTGAATAGTAAAGTTGATTCAGGATTAGATAATCTGGGTAAAGGTTTCATGGGTTGGTTGCAGTCAAGTAACGTGTCTGCACCCAAACAGGCAAAAATAGCAGAGTACGTAAAGACAAACATAAGAACGTTTGGTGCTATATGGCAAACTGTTGAAGGTATTATGAATGTAAAAAATAATATAATCGATCAGTTGGATAACCAAAAAGGCACTGTATCTGCAACAATAAATGGCAAGCCAGGAGGCGAAGGTTATGTACTTCAACACCCGGCAGGCGATATTAAATTAGTAAATAGAAGTGGATTTTCTGCGGCCAATAGAGCAGTAGAAAGATAGGAGCAAACAAATGAAAATAAAAGAAATGATAGACGACATCAAGGTAAAAGAAATTGATGACGATATGAGAGACTTAGGTCTTGATGGACCTGATTCAGCAGATGATGACAATGCTGGAATGGATCCTGAATTTAAACAAACACCAATGATTATACAAGTGGGCAAAGTAATTGACTCAAGAGGTAATCCTAATCCTGTAAAGGCTGTAAAAACAGACGATGGTAAGGAACACCCAATTACTCCAGACCAAGCAAGTGCAATCAAAATGTTTTTGACTGCAAACTATGACATTCAAAAGAAACGTCAGTTTACAAAAGATGTACAAAACAGTGAAACATTAGGTGCGTTGTTAAAAGGCAAATCCCCTACAGAGATGAAAGACATTTTCCTTAAAATGTATGCACCAAAAGGTAGAGAACAAAGCGCCTACGCATAAGGATTAAGATAATGGAGTTTATCCAGGAGATATACGAAGCGAGGATGACTCGCAATAGTAGTAATCAAAAGGTACTAACGTACACAGATTGTTGTGAACGTGCATACCTTACAATGCTCGTGTTGGAATTGCTTAGACGCTTTCCGCAGACTGCTCCTACGGCTCATGGATATGCAAAATCAACTAGTGGATATGACTCCTACAAACATTTTAGAATGAATGGCACTGACCTATACAACTTCGTATATTTTATTACAGGTGATAATGAAGTGCTTAAAAAACTAAAAGATCCAAAAGGGGCATTGGGTATGAGAAATCAAACAACAATGCCTTTGATGAACTTCAATAGATACATCACAAGATTGTCACAAGGACTTGCACCTAACATGGAAGATCAAAACGTGTTTATGCGAGTTGAAACTGCTCTAAGGATAAACAACACTGACTACAAGGCAGTACGTAGAAACATTTTTAACTTTAATAGATTGTCTACACCTGAGAAACAAAAGACTGTTACTAGATTGTTGTTGGCATCAAGAGCCAAGTTACGTTCAAGTGATATAATAGAACACCTTGAAAAACTTGCGGCAATAAAAGATTATGAAACAAGAACTGTCAAGGACACAGAACCAACTGTGTCTATGCCTGACTTGCCAATTGATCAAAACCAGTTAGCATTTTATAGATACCTTGTTGGTGCACCTAATCTAATGTTAACTAAAAAGTTTTTAGAATTAGCAGTGCAAGGTAAAAGTATTCCGCCACAGTTTGTAAAAGCATACTTTCCTGCAATTAAAACTATAGATAATATAGTAAAAGGCGGTCCTGCCTTTATTTCCATGCTAAGAGCACTAGAAAAACGTGCAAAACAGTCCAAAAGATAGTATCTTTACCAAAATAGACTAAATATTATTGTAAACGCATCGCAGAGTAGCGATGAGTCATTTAGAGAAAATAGGAGAGAAAAATGGCAGGTATAACAAGAGTAAACGGTTTTGGACAGTACGCACAAGGTAGTGTTTATTCCGTAGCACAATTAAAAGCATTCCTTATCGACGCTGGTGGATCATTAGCGGCAGAAGACGATGGGGCAAAAGAAGCAATGGAACTTTTAATTCAAGAAGTTCAACCATTAATGTACTACTCAACTGGAACAGACGGTTCTGTAACAGTAGTATGTGACGGTCATGGTGTTGACGCGGCATCTATGCAGGCAAGAATCAGAGCATTAGGTTCAACTGCAGGTCCAAACAACTACGACTTCACAGGTGCAACTGTAACAGCGGCATCGGCTTTAGTAGCAAGTTAATAGACACTGAAGCAAGAGTAGTTACACTACTAAACTTAAAAGGGCTCGGATTTATTCGGGCCCTTTTTTTATGACTATAAGTATTGCTATGAACGTAGAAGTCAAGACACTAGTAGACATTACAGAAACAAAAAAGAATAAACATAATTGTCCTGATAAACTTTTGGTTTTACAACAGGCTAATTTTAACACATTCTTTCAAACACTTTCATTAAGGTTTAATCCTTACTATGATGCTAGTCCTGTTTTGGCTCGCAAAGAACTTACAGAAGAAGATGGGTTTGGTAGCGAATATAAAGGTATGCACAACGTATGGACCTTTATGTTTAGACTTGAAACTGCGGTTGCAGGATTGGATATAGAAGCCATAAAAGATGACTTTGATTTAGTTCCTATAATTAAGAATTTGAACGAAAGCATTGTGATAAATACTAGTGCATTCAGAACTAAAGATAAACAAAGTACAAATATTGTGTTTAACCGAGTAGATAATACTACTGAGTAACACGGTAAATAATATTGTTATAGAGAATAACATTTAGGCAAACTATACATCTAAAGCAGGCAAAGTAAAAAGGCCCCTACCCAGAGAACAAATGGTATGGAGAGATAGAGATGGCAAGAGCCACTAGTTTAGAAAGAGAAAACTTAGAAGCACACGTTGATTTGTGCGAACAGAGATATGAGAACTTAAACACTCGATTAACAAAGATCGAGGAGAAAGTGGAACATATCCATAACGACATTACCCATGGTAATAAGTCGATGATTAAAGTTATCATAGGTGCAACAGGTACTATTGTTGCTGGCCTACTCTCTACCATTGTAGTAATCCTACTTAATCTTAACTAAAGTCCAATCGCATAAATACTAGTGTTATGCTAGTGAATGAAATCGTATCAGCAATATTAGAGAAAAGAATATGGGCAAAGTCTGGAAACAAGGTTGTCCGTAAGTACAGATGTACGTCTGGCATAAGAAAGAATAGAATCGTATCCAATATAGGACAATGCTTTGCGGCGCCAAATGTAAAGGCTAGAATTAGACTTAAAAGAACTAGAGCAAGACTTGGTTCAAGAATGGCACGTAAGGCACGTAGAACAAAACGTACAAATCCAGCATCACGTAGAGTAGCCGCTTTGAATAAAGCAGGTAGCAGAAGGGCACCTAGAAGTGCAAGAAGAAGATGATTATCAGCGAGATCATAGAAGGTGCAGTTGGTATATGGTCTAAGGGTAAATCAGGACTAGTACGTAAATATAGATGTACGTCAGGCTCTAGAAAAGGACGTATTGTTTCAAGTCCAACAACTTGTAATCAACCAAAAAGAGTTTCAAGTTCTATTAACATTAGAAAAGCAAAATACAAGTATGGACGTAACATGAACATCAAGTCGCAAAGAACTAAACGTGCTGGTGCATTTAGTAAAAGACTTGCAAAAATTAACAAACGTAATTCTTTAACAATAAATAGGTACAAGCCTAAGAAAAGAAAAGCGAGAAGAAGATAATGAGATTTAATGAGTTCCAACTTACTGAAGATGATATACGTTTAAAGATCAAAGAACAGTATCCACATCTTACTGATGAACAGATAGATGAGGCCTTACCTGCAATAGTAGGAGCAGTAGGTGGTGCAGTGGCACGTGGAGCAATGGCGGCAGGTAGAGTAGGAGCAAAGATGGGTACTCAGGCCGCAAAAGCAATAGGTAAAGGAATGGCCAAAGGTGCTAAGGCTGTTGGAAGAGCGGCTGGTAATATGGCTAAACAAACTGCTGGAAATGTAAAGAACAAAGTACTAAACAAGATACAACAGAAAGCGGCAGGCCAGGCAATGAATAAACTATTAAAGCCTGGAACAACTATACCTATGCCAACCAAAGACGGTGAAGAAGACTTTGAAATACAAAAAGCACAAGGCAAAGAGATAACACTTAAACCAAAAAAGAATCCAAAGCCAGGCGATCCTATAGCAACCGTACACGATAAAAAAGACTTAGAGCCTATCCTAAAACAAATAGCAACAGGGCAGATGTAGTATGAAAATAAACGAACTTTTAAAGCATTTCGATATTCATACTAACAATGAAGAAAAAGAACTTCTAAAAAGAATGTCAGAACCAAAACCATTTTTGTCATATACTGATAGAGAGCAATTCGTAATTGAAGCATTAATACGCAAAGCATTAGTAAGTAAAAGAGTAGACAATGATACAGTTTTGGTAATGGCTAATGACCCCTTATAGTAAAGAACTAATACAAGCATTAAAGGAACTTGTCGACTCACAGATCGACATACCTATTCCCTATGCTAAAGGAAACAGTATTAGACTTAAACACATAATCATACGCAAACACAAAAACGGTTACCGAATCTTTGATCTAAACACTAATAAGATAATTGCAACAACTTTCAGCAAAACTGGTGCGGTTGCAATAGCAAAGTGCATAGTGGAGAAGCAAGACAAAAATATAGGTGAAATACAAAGTTTAGACCAAGATCTTGCAAAATATTACAATGATGCCGTGTTTTATAAGCATACAATAGAGCATACAAGCGATGAATTACGCAGAGATGCCGCTTTTACACGGTTTGAGATAGCAAATGACAAGGCAATGCAAGTCAAGTACTCCATTGAATCTTTCATTTATGATAAATAAATATAGTTACAAGTTAGGATGAACAATGAAAATTAGTCAAATATCACAACCTATTACTGCTAAGACGTTGAACGAGAGTCTGACAAAAAAGTTCGGCGAACGTATTAACCTTGAGGCATTTACATTAGAAAAATTACAAGATACAAGCAATAAGTTAAGAACTAAACTCAGCGACATTGAAACTAACGAAAGTTTTGATTCAGTTCATACTGACGAGTATCAAAAGAACAAATTATTTTTAGATATTATTAATGCTGAAATTAAAGAAAGATCTGAAGCAGGCGAAAATATAGCAACGGCTGAGGCTGAAACTGTAAAAGAAGGCGCTGAAGAAGAAGCAACACTTGTTATGGCCGCAAAGGACATGGTAGACAGAGTTACAGGTTGGATGGAAGACACAGCAGAAATGCAAACTGAAGCGATGTTAGAAATAGGCGACAAGATTAGAGATGAAATGGGTTCTGAACAATCAGAGCAGTTCATCGGTTCAGTGAAACCAGCATTGGAAACTTTATTCACAACATTAGAGCAAACTAGAGACGCACTTACAGGTGGCGTAGCCATTGTAACAGGCGAAGGTGCTCCCGCACAAATGGGAGACGAGGCTCCGGCAGAAGAACCAGAAATGGAGCCAACAGTAGATGCTGAAGCAGGCGCAGAGGCAGAGGCTGGCGCTGAAGATGAATTTGCAACAAGCGAACCTGCAGTCGGTGGGGAAGAAGAAGCAGGCCGAGGTAAACGTGAAAGTATTGAAAGATCACGAAGACTTGGAAATATTCTGGCCGACTCAAAAAAAAAGTCTTAGAATCATCAACACCTAATCTTATCAGAATTCTCCGTATGCATTCACAAGCAGGCGAAGATAAAATCTCATGGGACGAATTAAATCAAGAAATGGCAAACTTAGGCTCAGAACAATTTGATGCTGAGACATTCAAACAAGTTTACGATACTGTTCCAGCAATCAAAAATTTTGTAGATAGTTTTGACCCTGACGGGGTTACGTTCAAGGGTGGTGCTGATAAAGAAGTACCACCTGAGGACACAGGTACTATCGACCAAATGGCTCAAAGAGCAACTCAAGCCAATCTATAACTTGACATTTTACTATTTTTGTTATATACTAGTAGAATGGGAAAATTAAACTACACTCACGAAGACGATAACATTCAAAGCGTCAATAACCAATGGATCATTACATCAAACTATCCTGATTACAAAAAGTTTGAAAAACTATTTGAACAAGATGGTAATGATATTAGTGAGAATACAACGACTGCCAATGGTGAACAGATTGATTTGGAAAGCGAAAAGACGCCTAGTAAGTGGGATGATTTAAAAAATGATTATTTGGATTGGGTGTTAAGCAAAGTCCAATCATTTACTTTACCAATAAACAAATTAAAAGTGATTAGAGCATGGACCATTACATATAATAAGAATGGTTACCAAGGTATTCACGTACACACAGGTGATATGAATTATAAAACCTTTAGTGTTGTACTACACATGGACGATGTGATAACCACAAAAGAAAACAAATATGACGGAGTTTTGTTTACACTTATGCCTGAGCCTAATGGTTATCAACATCCAGGACATTATCTAAGTCAAGCAGGTGGTGTCGTTATGTTAGATGGCAGAGTGTGGCATGGAGTATATCCTACTTCAACACAAAGACGTTCCTTCATAGTAGACTTTGAATACGAATAGGAGAATACATTGTCTTTAATCACAAACAAGTACGATTACAAAGAACTTAAACGTCAGCACATAGATGGTAAAAGATTATATGCTTGTCCAGATGGAAATGCTGTCGCAAGTGTAACAACAATATTAGATGCTACAAAAGATAAAAGTCATTTAATTGCTTGGCGTAAACGTGTAGGCACAGAAAAAGCAAAAGAAATTACTACAGAAGCGGCAGGCATTGGTACAAGAATGCACAAATATTTAGAGGACTATATTGATCTTGGAGAGTTTCCTACTGCTGGATCAAACCCTTATGCCCAACAGGCTCATAAGATGGCTGAAACTGTCCGTGAAAATGCTATTAAAGATATAGATGAAATGTGGGGTAGTGAAGTACATTTGTTTCACCCTAAAATATATGCAGGAACCACTGACCTTGTAGGTGTGTACAAAGGCAAGCCTGCAATAATGGACTTTAAGCAAACAAATAAACCTAAGAAGAAAGAATGGGTTGAGGACTATTACCTACAATTAACGGCCTACGCCCTAGCACACAACGAATTATATGACACTAATATACGTTCTGGACATATTTTTATGTGTAGTAGAGACTTTCAATACCAACAATTCGACCTTTTAGAAGAAGATTTTGCCCAATGGGAATCTAAATGGTGGGATAGGGTATATCTGTATTACGACAAGTTCGCATAAATATATGTATCAGGAGTTATTAAATGGCAGTAGTACAGATATCACGTATTCAAATTAGAAGAGGACAAAAGAACGTTGGCTCTGGTATCCCTCAACTTGCTGGTGGTGAATTAGGTTGGGCAGTTGATTCCCAAGAACTTTACATTGGTAATGGAGCAGTTTCAGAAGGAGCACCAGCAGTAGGTAATTCAAAGATCATTACTGAACACGACAACTTATTTGAATTAGCAAGTACATATACATACAAGCAAGGCAGTTCTGTACAAACAGGTGCAAGTGCAACCAGTCCTATTACTAGAACATTACAAAAAAGATTAGACGAAACTGTCACTGTACAATCATTTGGTGCTTTAGGAGATGGTACAGATCAAACTGCACAATTACAAAGAGCAGTTGATCAACTATATCTAAATACATCTACCAAAGGCACAGTTCCAAGCAGAGTAGTTTTAGAATTACAACCTGGAACATACACAATTACAAATACTATTCACATTCCACCTCATGCAACTTTAATAGGTGCAGGAAGTGATAAAACAATTATTCATCAGACTGCTGAATTTCCAATATTTAAAACTGTTAACAGTTTAAGTACTCCAGGTAATCCAGCACCAGACTCAGGAAGTTCGTTAGTAAATCAAGCAAGAAAGATTACTTTAAGAGGATTGACTCTTAAAATAAACACACTAGAAAAAACAGGATTAGATCTTACAACTTGTCGCGAAAGTTTATTTGAAGATATAAACATTGAAGGTCCTTGGATAGCAACTAGTGCCACAGTAGCAGATGCAATAGGAATTAAGATGTCCTCTTTATCAAGTATTGTTGGAACTATGCAAAACACATTTAGAAATGTTAAAGTAACAGGATTTAGTTATGCAGTAAAAAGTGATGATGACTGTAACGACAACCTATTTGATAAGTGTACATTTGAAACAAATGATTATGGTATAGTGTTTGGTAAAGATACTGTATTAGGATCGCAAGGACAAGCAACAGGTCCATCAAGAAACAATATTACAAACAGTTTGTTTAGATTTATTAACCAACACGGCTTATGGTATGAGAACGGACAATTCAACCATAGCACAGGTAACAAGTTTATTGATGTAGGTAACGAAGGTGGTGGCGACACTACTCCTTTCTTTACAATCATTAATACGAGACAAGAAGGTAATTCAAGTCTTGACGACTTCTTTGAAAGAAAAAGAAGATTAATGTATGACGCAGGTTATACAAGTATCGCATACAAGAGCGAAACAGAAGGTGAGATAGACTTAATTGATAATACTACTCATAATCTTAACATTATCCAAACAGGAAGTTATACGACTTTGTTTAGATTGCCAGGTGATGCTTCAAGATCATTTGCAATCGAATACACATACAAAAGTTCTGTAGTTGATGCACAACGTACGGGTGTAATCAATCTTGTAATTGATAGTGTAAACAATCTTGTATCCCTTGATGATGAGTTTACATATAGCGGAAGTGCTAGTAACCAAACCAATTTGCAGTTTAGAGCAAACTATTTAGACGTAAATGGTGACACAACGGTTGACACAGTGGCTATTCAGGTGTTAAACTCTACTACAAATGATCAAGGATATCTACATTTTAAAGTCAAATCTAAAACATAGAAAGTTCAATGTTTGAAAACGACTACGAGTCTCGGCTACGAGAGTGGCATGAGTTCAGATCAACGTTAGAAAAGTCACAAGATCCGTTAATGGATTGTGTGATGTTGTATAAGAAAGCACCTCGTGTATTTAAAAGCGATGTAGATCCCTGGGATCAAAAAACTTGGTTAGACCCATGGCAGTTGGTAGAAAAAAATTTGTACTCTGAGATGTGCATTACTTTAGGAATATGTTACAGTCTCCAATTAACTGAACGTTTTTCTGGTAGCAGTTTTGAGATACATAACACAGTAGACACAAAAAGCAAACAAACCTTTTATCTGCTGGCTGTGGATAACAACATAATAAACCCAATAATTGAGGAAGTATATATAGGACTACCAAAGCATTTTGTTTCACAACGTATTTTCAAGATGCCAGAGGTAAACTAAATACTTTTTTGAGGTATTGTAAAAGTATAAAGTAAGGAAGTAATAGATGTCAAACGGTTCAGGAATTCATATTGTAAAGCGAGATGGTCAAAGTTATCCATTAGATATTAACAAAATTCATAAAGTAGTTCAATTCGCCTGTGAAGGTTTATCAGGCGTAAGTATTTCACAAGTTGAAATGAATGCTAACATTCAGTTTTACGATGGAATGTCTACAAAAGAAATTCAAGACATATTAATTAGGTCAGCAAATGATCTTATTTCTTTAGAGTCACCTAACTATCAATACGTTGCGGCAAGACTATTATTGTACGGAGTGTATAAAGATGTGTTCGGTGAATACAAACACAAATCATTTATCGACATGATAAAACTAAACATCGAACGTGGTGTTTATGATCCTCAAATTTTAGATCTTTATACTGAAGAAGAATTAGATTCTCTTGACAAATACATAAAACTTAATAGAGATGAAAACTTTACCTATGCAGGACTAAGACAAATTGTTGACAAGTATCTAGTGCAGGATAGATCTTCAGGACAGATCTTTGAACCACCGCAATATATGTATATGATGATTGCGGCAACATTATTTGCAAACTATCCTAAAGAAGATAGATTGTATTACGTAAGGAGATACTATGACGCGACCTCACTTTTTAAAATCAATATCCCAACGCCTGTCATGGCAGGAGTCAGGACCCCTGTTCGTCAGTTTGCATCTTGTGTACTTGTTGATAGTGATGACACCCTTAATAGTATTTTTAGCAGTGATATGGCTATTGGACGTTATACGGCTCAACGTGCAGGGATTGGTATCAATGCTGGTAGGATTCGTGCAATCAATTCGAAGATAAGAGGTGGCGAAGTTGCACATACAGGTCTTGTTCCATTTCTAAAGAAATTTGAATCAACTGTTAGATGTTGTACTCAAAACGGAGTACGTGGAGGAAGTGCAACTACCCATTTCCCTTTATGGCATTATGAGATTCAAGACTTATTAGTTTTAAAAAATAACAAAGGTACAGAGGATAACAGAGTACGTAAGTTAGATTATTCTATTCAACTTAATAAATTAATGTACGAAAGATTCTTAGGTGGTAAAGATATAACACTTTTCTCGCCACACGATGTACCAGATTTGTATGAAGCATTTTTTAGTGATCAATCAAAGTTTGAAAAACTTTACACAAAGTATGAAAAGGATACAAGCATAAGAAAGAAAACTGTTCCTGCCATGGAACTATTCAGTGATATGCTTCGTGAACGTGCAGAAACAGGACGTATCTATTTAATGAACGTTGATCATGCTAACACACACAGTTCATTCAAAGATACAGTTTACATGAGTAACTTATGTCAAGAGATTACTTTACCTACAAAACCTTTACAACACATTGATGATCCAGAAGGTGAAATAGCATTATGTATTTTAAGTGCAATCAATGTAGGTGTATTGAAAGAACTTGATGATTTAGAAGAACTATGCGAACTTGCAGTAAGAGCCTTAGAAGAAATTATTGATTATCAAAAATATCCTGTAGAAGCGGCAGAGAAGTCCACAAAAGCAAGACGTTCTTTAGGTATTGGTTACATTGGACTTGCACATTACCTAGCAAGACATGGTGTTAAGTACAATGACAAGAAAGCATTAACTAGAGTACACGAACTAACAGAAGCATTTCAATATTATCTTTTGAAAGCAAGTAATAAACTTGCAGAAGAAAGAGGTGCCTGTGACTATTTCAACCGCACTAAATACAGTGATGGCATACTACCAATTGACACATACAAAAAAGACTTGGATGAAGTCTGTAACATTAAGTTAAAATATGACTGGGATGGTCTTCGCAAGAGCATTGGAGTTCATGGCCTCCGTCACAGTACGTTGTCCGCACAGATGCCATCGGAGAGCAGTTCTATTGTGTCAAATGCCACAAACGGAGTTGAGCCACCTAGAGGATACTTGTCCATTAAGAAATCGAAAAAAGGGCCTCTTAAGCAGATTGTTCCGCAATATCAAAGTTTAAAAAATTATTATACCTTGCTTTGGGAAATGCCAGGCAATGAAGGTTATATTAATGTAATGGCAGTAATTCAAAAATTCTTTGATCAAGCCATATCAGGAAACTGGAGTTACAATCCAACGCAGTATGCAGACAACGAAGTACCTATGAGTGTTATGTTCAAGGACTTATTAACTACGTATAAATTGGGTTGGAAAACTTCTTACTATCAAAATACATACGATTTTAAAGGTGAAGACGTAGAAGAATTGAGAGAAGAGATAAGTACTCCGCTGGAGCAAGAAGCCCCACATCCTGAACCAAGTTCTAAAAAGGAATTGGACGAAGAATGTGAAGCCTGTGCAATTTAAGTATTGACAAGTTTCATAAAGTAATTTATAATAGTATAGGAAAGTAGAGAATAGAAAGAGTAAAAAATGGCTAAAACTGTCTTTAATAGAAACAAAGTAGACTTTACAAAGCAACCTATGTTCTTTGGTGAAGATCAGAATACACAAAGATATGATACATTTAAGTTTCCTGAGTTTGATAAGTTAAATCAAACTATGCTAGGTTACTTTTGGAGACCTGAAGAAGTAAGTCTTCAGAAAGATAGAGCGGACTATCAACAGTTCAGACCTGAACAGAAACATATTTTTACAAGTAACTTAAAATATCAAACACTATTAGATAGTGTTCAGGGTAGAGGTCCAAGTCTAGCATTTCTTCCTTGGGTATCTTTACCTGAACTTGAAGGTTGTATTGTTACTTGGGATTTCTTTGAAACAATCCACTCACGTTCTTATACACACATTATGAAAAACGTTTATCCAGATCCAAGTGAAGTATTGGATCACATCTTAGAAGATGACGAAATTATTAAACGTGCTATTTCAGTTACAAAGAATTATGACTCTTATACAGATGCAGTAGAAAACTTTATGTACAAAGGCAAAGGCACAATGACAGATGTCAAAAAGAAATTGTTCCTTGCAATGATGAATGTAAACATTTTAGAAGGATTAAGATTTTATGTTTCATTTGCTTGTACGTTTGCTTTTGCAGAAAGTAAGATGATGGAAGGGTCAGCAAAAATTATTTCATTAATTGCTCGAGACGAGGCAACACACTTAAACTTATCCACTCACGTATTAAAGAATTGGTTACGTGGTAATGACGATCCTGAAATGCAAAAGTTAGGACAGGAAAGCGAACAAGAAGTTTATGATATGTGGAAGACCTGCGTTGAAGAAGAGAAGGCTTGGGCAAAGTATTTGTTCAAAGATGGTTCCATCATTGGATTGAACGAAGAAATCTTAGGCCAGTATGTAGAATTCATTGCAAATAGAAGATTGAAAGCCTTAGGATACAAACCTATCTTTGATCAACCAGTGAATACTAATCCTTTACCTTGGACACAACATTGGTTGAGTTCAGCAGGATTACAAGTGGCTCCACAAGAAACAGAAGTAGAGTCATATATTATTGGGGGCGTAAAACAAGACGTAGAAAAAGATACATTCAAAGGATTTAAATTATAATATGACAAATGTAGTATATTCAAAACCAATGTGTACCTACTGTGATAAGGCAAAGCATTTACTTAAACAGTCAGGAATAGAATACAAAGAAATGCTTATTGGCAGAGACCTTGACAGAGAAACTTTATTAGAAGAGTTTGAAGCGAATGGTATGCCACAGCCAAGATCTGTACCGCAAATCATACTTAACGGTAAGTATGTTGGGGGATACAATGAACTTGTTAAGTACATTGAAGACCACGGTATGGAAGGACTGAAACAATAAAGTATGTTAATTGAAACACCGCACAAAAAAGGCGACACAGTATCATTCAAGTTACAATCCGGAGAAGAGATAGTAGCAAGGATTGATGACGTAACCGAAACAGGTTACCGCTTACACAAACCTTTAACATTAATGAACACAGGCCAAGGAATTGGTCTAGGTCAATTTATGATGACTGCGGATCCGTTATCAGATATTCATATGCCTAAGTCCAGTGTTGTTTGTACTTCAAAGACCCATACCGAAATGGCGAAGAAATATATTGAAGCAACGACTGGATTAAAAACATGAGCAAAAATTTACTAGTAGATGTAGACGGAGTTCTACTTGATTGGGATACTGCCTTTCAGCGATGGATGGCGTTAGAGGGTTTCATCGTCAAGGAAGGCGGTGATATAGAGTATAAAACACATCTTAGATTTGTTACAAATGTCCATAAAGAGGCTATTCCAGAAGATAAAGCAGAATGGTTAGTAAAGATCTTTAATCGATCTGCATGGATTGGGTTCTTAGAACCTTACAAAGATAGTGTTGAAATAGTGAAAGCACTAAAGGAAAAAGGATATACCTTTACTGCTATAACTTCTTTAACTTTAGATGAGCCTGCTCAAGCATTACGTAAAATGAACTTGGCAGAAGTTTTTGGAGAAGGCACTTTTCAGGATATCCATTTCTTAGAAACTGGTTCAGGTAAGAACGAAGTTTTAAGTAAAATGGGTCAAGGGCATTGGTGGATTGAGGATAAGCCAGAAAATGCAGTAGTAGGACTAGAGCATGGACTTAAACCAATCCTATTGGAACATAGTTACAACAAGACCTTTTTAAACACTCAAATCGAAAAGGTACCTACTTGGCGTAACATATATAAAATAGTAACAGGAGAAAAATATGTCATCAATTCATGAGCAAATTACGGCGGCATACGAGAACTACTTGAAAGAGTCTGAATCTTTCGATACAAAAGGTGTAAAAGCCTCGGCCGCAAGAGCCAGAAAAGCATTAGGCGAAATGGGTAAACTTGCAAAATCAAGAAGAGCAGAGATTCAAGAAAAAAAGAACTCTATGTAATTTAAACAAGATCGGCGTTGCATTATTCAACTCTTGCAACGCCTTTCTTTTATTATGATATCCGTAACAATTACCAAAAAAATTATAAATATGAATAGTATTATTACTAAACAAAAACTAGGGCGTATATAACACATGGAAAAAGGAAAACTAAAGTGGTATAATCCAGTAAAAGGTTTTGGATTTATCACTCCAGAAAAAGGTGGCAAAGATATCTTTGTACACGTTTCCCAATTTAAAAAAGCAGGTATAACGGATATACTAGAAGGTATTCAATTAGAATATCAATTAGAAGAATTCCGTGGCAGAACCATTGCCGCAAACATCAAACAAATCTAAGATACATTAAGAAGATTACTTTACTTGTTTCTTCTGGTAATCTGCTATCGCGGCCTTTATGGCATCCTCAGCCAGCACTGAACAATGTATCTTTACTGGTGGAAGAGCCAACTCTGTGGCGATTTCTGTATTCTTAATTTCCCTTGCTTCGCCCAGTGTTTTGCCTTTAACCCACTCAGTAACAAGAGAACTACTAGCAATAGCAGAGCCACAGCCGAACGTCTTGAACTTGGCGTCATCTATTGTTCCTTGGTCGCTTACTTTAATTTGAAGTTTCATGACATCGCCACAAGCAGGTGCACCCACTAGTCCTGTGCCTACGTCAGTATCTTCTTTGTCCATAGAACCTACGTTCCTTGGATTCTCATAATGGTCAAGTAGTTGTTTACTATATGCCATATCTATCTCCGTTGTTAATAATCTTTTTGCATTTTCTTTAGTGTTTCTTTCCAATCATAATCAGGATTAGGAGCATACGGTACCATCATTGCTCCTGGACATCTATCATCTTTTCCTGTTACGATTGTTTCACTGCTTTTACCTGCACCTAAATATATGCACACTAGGTTGTCACCTATGTGTCCCATATAAACTCTACGGGCGACAGTCATCTTTACCTGTTCTCTTTCGCCCCGTCTTATTTGTTGTTCGTAAGTATAAGGTTTAGTTGCTCCGTATGTTTTCGCTCCGGCAAATGCATCAGTCCAAGATAGTAAAGCAATAACCATAGGGACATATATCATATAATCCCTCTGTAATCTAATGCAAAATATAATAAACCTATTACAAATGCTAGTATAAACAATACTGCAAATCCTATCTGCAATGCTTCAATGAAATCTTTTTTACGTTCTGCTTGTTTATAAACTTCCTGTTCTCTCTTAAGTCTTATCTTCCGACGCATCTCTTTTAGTTCGTCCCATGTGCCATAACCATAACGAAAGTTTAATAATGTTTGTAATTCTTTTTCTTGTTCTATGATTTTCTTTTCGTGGATTAAGAGTTGTAGTGCTTCTTCTTCTACTGAACCTGCATTGAAAAGTTTTTTGAACAACGGAGGCTTCTTTTGCATCTGTTGTCCTTTACGGAAATCGGATATGGCGGTGTACCATTTCCCCATTTGACCGACAGTGTTTTCAAAATCTTGGCCGGCCTGGACAAATTTCTTAACGGTATTGAATGCCGCAGTTGCGGCGGCTATTGCACTAAAAGGATCTACTATTTCCCTCTCCTAAACAATTCCCTCAATAATATTTATCTATTATTCTAGAATAAGCGATTTGATAGTAATTGATCCGTCTATGTTTTTTTCTAACTCTGCTTTAGATTTGATACACTGATACTTGACGCCTTCTGAATATTCTCGTTCAGCAGTACGTTTACCTCTAAGGCAAGTACCCATACTCTCTTGTATTCTGTGTTCCTTGATCTCATTGTTGATTAACATTAATAGTGCTACCACTGTCTCGATCATATGCTCTCTTTCCTTTCACAACCTACTTCGAGATGTACTACTGTCAAGTATCCATCTTCGTCAGTAAGCATTGCCCTTGTGTTTTTTTCTTTTTCTACTGCCGCTTCTAGACACAATGATTTCGTTTCAAAAGTTCTTGTAGGATTTTCATACATGGTCCTACAATCCATCATTGTGGTAACACACATTACTGCAAACATTTCCCACATTAGTGGCCGTTTCCGTTTGTGTATTTGATATCTCTATCTGCGTCTTTTAATTTTTCAATGTCTATTGCAATCTTCTCTACTTGCTTCTGTAAGAATTCAATGTTTACTTTGTTTTCCATATTCTTTTCTAATACGGCTTCCATTTTTTCAACACTTTTATACAAGTCCTCAATTAGCATAAATTGTTCTAGGTCATTTTGTGATTGACCTAATTCACCTCTTGGGTACTTTATTCTGAATTCTGAATTGGATTCTAGATCTTTTTGCATTAGAGTGATTGTGTTGCTATGTTGGTTAAGTTGTTCTACAACACCAAAGTATGCCCACACACCTACTGCTACCGCACCTATGATAGCCAACATATTTCTGATTGGCATTGATATACTAGTATTGTCCGATACGTTGAATTTGCTCATAAATCCTTTTAATTTCTATTTATCAATCAAAAGAGGTTGACATACCCTACGATTAGTGCTATAAATAAAGAGTAATTGATGACGTCATTGTATGTCACAAGAGCAGGACCCGGGTGCAATTCCCGGCCACTCCACCAATTCAATATACCCCCTACGGGGTGGAATTAGGATCGACTGGCTTGTTAAGAATGAAAGAGATTACCGGGTGGGAACTCCGTTAACGTAACAAAACTATAAATGCAAACGATAACTTTGCATCTGAGGAGTATGCACTAGCGGCATAATCTGACGGGGTTGGCAACTTACCTGGCAACAGAAAAGTTGCGTACATTTTGACTGGATAGAAGGAACAATAAAATGGCTACATATATCACAATTCTAGGAGCCGCATTGGTCATAAATGCAATCCATGTAGCAATCACAGGACATCAAGTTATGCTCTGTGTTTCTGGCTGTAATTAATCAATTAGGGGTAAAGTGTTAATGGTTGCACGTCAGACTCCAAATCTGAAAGACAGGGTTCGATTCCTTGTGCCTCTGCCAATTATTTGATAATATCACTTGTTGACAAATACAAGTAAAGAGTGTATAAGTATTTTGCATTCAGGAGGTGAATATTATGACTGGAGCAGAAATAGGAATAACAATATTAGTTACACTTTGGTTAGTTGGAGTATTGACTAACTAAAAATAATATTGTATTATTAGACTTATGACTATGAATTGGAGTATGGGAGAATTTTATGCGAATAGTAACTAACCAAGTACCTTTCCCCCATACTATTATATATGATTATTATGCTCCACGAGAGTATAGCCTTATGTTTGCCGAACTTCATAAGTTAAAACCTCTTATGACGGATAAGACCGACGATGGAGATCCTAGATCAAATGGAATGATTGGTTTATCCCTCGACAAACATTACAGGCAAGACAGAACCAAAAGCGATATACTTACATACAATAGACAAATTTTTGATATCACGGATAAATTGATTCCTGATAATCCAATTCTGACTTATTTGGATATGTGTAATGATGACCTTACCCAAATTAACTTTTATCCAGATGGCAGTGACTACCAAAGTCATGCCGACCATGCCACAATAAGTGCAGTAACTTTGTTCTGTCACGAACCAAGAACTTTCAAAGGCGGACATTTGAAGTTTGCCAGACAAGAATATATACCTAATTTGGAAAACAATTCAATTATATTGTTTCCAAGTTATGAAGCACACGAAGTAACCAAAATACAAGGAACGGGTAGGTTTTCCATAAATCAATTCTATTTTGTTAACCGATAAAGGTTGACTTTTCCAAAAAAACTGTTATATTAATAGTATAAATTATTTTCAAGAGGTAATATTATGACAATGCATCTTGCTAGAGGCTTAACTATGTTAAACACAAAGAAACCTAAAAGGCAAATCACTAAGGCTAAACTAAAGAGATGGGCAGAAGACCTAAGGCGTTACAATAAAGACATGAAACGTTTAGGTATGCATGACCATAAGATGACCATGGAACAATATGTAGAATATGTACACGGTAACTTTGTTCCAGGTAAGAAGAGAACTACAACTGTGATGTCAACACCATGGCACCAATCAGGCGTAGCATATGAACGTAAAACTGATCATATTCCAAGCGGAAAGTCAGAGGCCAGTTTTGCCCCCGCAACTAAAAAAGAACCTATGCAATACACAGGTAAACGTAGACTAATTGGTATTGCTACAATGCACAAATCTAACATGGTTCCAATCTTTGCAGATGATGAAGATGATAAAAGTGGTCGTAAGGCGGCAACTGAAATAGCAACTATGAGAAGGAACTAAATGGATAAGAGATTGAAACAAAAGATATTAAGATGGACTTACATTATACTAGGAAGTATATTTGTAATCATATCAAGTTATGGAGCAGGAACATTTTTTCCAAATCCATTTGTAAAAGATAAAATTATTAAAACAAAAGAAATATCGTTATTACAAGAATGGAAGTCATATGGATTCTTTCAACCAAGTATCGAATATAGTAATAACACAGAATTTATACTTGCAGTTGGCAAGTGTATTGCTTTTCACAACTTACAACTTGATATAGAATCAAGAGTACACAGGGACATCATTGTTGCAATGGCTGTCTTAGAAACAGGTTATGGTACAAGTAGATTTGCCAATGAGGCTAATAATTTATTTGGGATTAGGACTTGGCGTAAAGATGAGCCATCATTAAAAGCAAAAGGCAATCCAGATGCTCCATGGGGTGTAAAGAAATATAAAACCAAATGTGATAGTGTTTTGGATATGATCCAAACTATTAATAGGCATTCGGCATACGAAGCCTTTCGAGCAGAGAGAAAAGAACAACTGAATTCAGGTAAGATTGATTTGGATAAGCAAATTGATTTACTTGCAAGATGGAGCACCAATCCAGACTATGTCAAATTGGTAAAGGCAAAATCCAAAAAAGTGGAAAAAATATTGCTTAAACACTATAATGGTAATAAATTGGAAAATTAATGGTTGATTTATTTTACAATATAGTTTATAGTGTATTAGTAATGAATAGGCTAAAAAGGAGGCTTAAATGAATAAACTAACGAAAGCACTAGTACTAGGTTCTTTAATACTAGGTCTTGGTGCTTGTTCAAGTATGACTACGGTAAGTGAACGTGAAACGTATGCTATGCCTAGTTGGTACAAAAAGTGTGAACAGTCTGGAACAGAAGGATGGTTGTTCTGGAAAGAAGAATATGTTTACTCTTGTGGTTCTGGTGTGAGTATTTTCCATCAGGGTGCAGAAGAAGAAATGTATGCATTTGCAATCAACAACTTTGCTAAAAGAATTAATGGTACAGTCGACTCAAGTACTGTGGTTAAGATTGATGGCAATAACAAAAAGACAACAACTGTCATAAAGCATAAAGTTTCTGATACTAGAATTGCACAATATCTAGAGAAAGAAATGGAATGGTACACACTTGGTGGGAAGCATTACAAGTTCGTAAAGTTTAAAATGCCAAAAGCAATCTTTGAAGAGTTGATTGCTGACGCAAAAGCACAGAGAGTTCAATAATGTATAGAATTGCACTTTTAATATTAGGTGCAGTTCTTGTTCAAGGGTGTGCAAGTAAACAACTTACTGCCGATCGCCCTGAATATTGTCATACTACAAAAGACATTCTAGTAAAGAATGGTACTAATGTTGAGTCTATGACAAAAGTTGAATGTACCGATAAAATAGCAGATCAAAACTTCCTAGCAAGATCTGGCATTTCCACAGACTGCCGAGAATACTACTATCGTGTGGTTATTGGTGGAGAGCAGAAATACAAAAGAGGTTTTGTTTGTAAGAAACTGAATAAGAATGGAGAGCATGGTGGTTGGGAAATCGTCAATCCTAGCATTAATTATTAGTGTTAGCATTCTTTCTGGTTGTGCTAACACTCAAGAAACTTACATTAATTCAAGTAGTGTAAGTTCGAGTGCTAACACAACTTATTTAGAAACATCTACTTCTGTTGCTACCGTTGTAAATTTGTTTAGGTGGAGTTCAGCGAAACTTCCTAAAGAAGATCAACTGAAACAAGAACAAGCAGTATTTTATGCATTGGATAATTTAGAAGAAGGTCAAGTTACCAAATGGTATAATGCAAAGAATGGATCGCAAGGCGCCGTTAAGGTTGTAATGACGTATCCTTCCGGCAGTGGGTTTTGTAGGGTTTTATTATCACAGATAACATACAAGAATAAGACAAGAGATTTTAAAGAAACTGCCTGTATTAATCATCTAAGAACTTGGAAATTTATACGATAATTTTAGGTAAATATATATGTATCAAAGGAACAGTATGTGGTTAGGATTTATAACATTTCTATCTGCACTTACAATTAGTGCGGTAGCGATTTACTATTCAGTAGCAGGTCTGGCGGCTATATTTGCCGCGGCTGTAATACCTATTATAATAATGGGAGTATCGTTAGAAGTTGGTAAACTTGTAACGGCAGTTTGGCTTCATAGGAACTGGACACGTGCCGTATGGTGGTTAAAAACTTATCTAGCCATAGCAGTCTTTGTATTAATGTTTATTACGTCTATGGGTATCTTTGGATATCTTTCTAAAGCACACATAGAACAAACATCAATGAGTCAAGAACAGGTTGCACTCATAACTTCATTAGATGATAAATTAGCAAGATCAGAAGCAAAGATAACAAGATGGCAAACTGAAATGGATCGCCTATTAGGTGGCGAAGACATTCGTGTTGACAACCTTATTGATCGTGAACAAGTAGAACTAGATAAGATTAATGCTCTTATTAAAGCAGAGAAAGACGACATTAGAAAAGACTTTGATAAGCAAATAGAATTACAGAACAAACGTATTGAACAAGCAAGAGAACGTAAAGAAGCAGATATACAAGCGGCCAAGGATAGATTTGAAGGATCCTTTGGTGGTGGTGCTAAATTTGATAAAGCGGTAGAAGAAGCAAAAGCAAATGAACTAGCAGTGGCAAGTTCGGCACAAAGAGAAATACGTAATATTAATTCACAACTAAATGATGCTCTGGCTAAAGTAGATGCCAAGTATGCAGATGACATTAAA